CACTGGCTCCTAAAAGGTTCTTTATTTCTTCGTATGTATAAGGTTCGGTGTCGTGGAACAATACGCTTACAGGCAGGGGCTCCGCTTTAAAGTTAAACGTGCCCGGTACCCGCAAAATACGTGATGCTTCGAAAACCGCTGGGTCAACAATAAACCCATGCTGTCGGCACAAATCCTTGAGCGCTTTGGCTAGGGGCTTCCAATGTCTTTGATCCGTCGTTTCAGTCAGCAGCCAGTAAACATGGATGCCGTTACCTGAGTTAACGATTATGGGTCGGCGCAAACCAACCGCTTTACAAAACTTTTGGAATTCCGCTAGACCAGTAGCTTGGTCAATGTAACCTTTGATGACGCCGTTCTCGTCGGGCTCGGCTTTGCTAGGGCCGCAGTCGATGTCCATCCATAGTGCTTTGAAGTACTTGGCGTTCTCGTGCTTGCGGTTGTTTAGCTCGCCATACTTGGCGCACCCAAAGAAAACGTTATCCTGCTTAGCCAGCAAAGATTGGATTTGTTCCTCGGCCTCTTCGCGGGTTGAAGCGAAGCGTTGATCTACGTACCGGCCTATACCTACGAGGCAATACCTACCCTCTTCGGGAAGTATCGCGTCAAGTAAGTCAAAGTCAGCCATAATTTGAAGACAGTTGTCCCTTGGTTTCGCAACCAAAAGATTTGTTAAGTACGTTTGAGTTTTGCTAGTAAGCGTTCGATCTCGGCACTGCGCTTGCGGTCAGGGGTTTTTAGCCCCCAAAACCAGTTGTAAATCGTAGCCCGACTTACCCCCAGCTTCTCCGCGAGTTCAGTTACCGAGATGTCCTGCTTAATGCACACTCGACCAAGGGCAACACCCAACGATTTTCCGTCGGCTTTTTTATTAGCCTCAATAAGCCGTTGACTGTAGCCATAACTCATATCAGTCTTCGCCCCATGCGGCTAAGACATCATCCAAACCTTTTTTAGAGGTTGGCTCCGGTGAGGAGACTTTCTTGGTCTCGCGCTTTTTGGGCGCTGGTACATCGTCTTCAACCTCTTCGCTCTTTGTAGGAGCGGCCAAGGCTTTCTTACCCGCCATATCGGCTTGATACGGCGTCATGATAACGAGGCGTTTGGTCTCGTCGCTAGCTGTCAGCTTGCTGGTTACAGCGTACTGTGCTTTGTTGATATGTCCAACAGGCGTGAACAAAACTGACTGGTTGTCGTTTTCGTCGTTGCTGGTGATTCGGGTGATAACCCAATCAATGCTCTTGCCGTTGTTAGCCACGTATTTAGCATAGCCTTCAAACGGAGCAGTGTTTTCGCCGACTGAATCACCAAACAAAGACTTGGATGCCAAGTTAATTTGGTAAACGTCACCCTCAAGTGAGGTGCCAAAGTCGTCAACCAATGTGACTGCCAACTTACGTGAGTAGCGGCAAGCCTTGGAGCTACCTTGACCAGAACCCTTGATGTTGTTGGAGCACTCGTCGCACCGCTTGGCTTGGGGGTTTTGTGACCCTTCGTCTGGGCGCTGTCCGTCGTTAGAAAAACAATCGGGCGCGGTTGGCTCTGCATCGGGTGTCCACTGCTTAGCGTAGAAGATACGACCAACTGCTGGTGAAGCGTTGACGATAATCACATCTAAGGGGCCTTTGCTTTTGCCCATCTCTTCGCCGCCGACCATCTTACGGAACGTGCCGTTCTTGTGCACGATACGCTTGACGCCGCCAGTGCGAGTACCAACGATAGATTTGGTCAGGTCGCTGACCGGTGCATCCTGCAAAAAGTCTGGCAGGTCTTGATTGAATACAGTTAAATCACTCATTTTTTAATCCTTTGAAGTTGGACGCCTAACAATCACGGTGTACTCATGATCGACGTTTAAGCCGACCGGGAGCAGTTCGGGATTCTCTTCAAGAAATTGCTTCATGTGTGTTTGGTGAAGCCGCTTCTCTAACAGACCGTACGCATCGTGTTCTTTGATGAACCGATACATTGAATCCCAGTCATTAGTCGTGTACCGTGACTTGATCGACCGAATGACTGTGCCTGCCTTTGTGCGGATGGTTTCGGCGTTTGTCTCCTTGCAAATATCGAGCATCTCGACTTGCAACATTTGCATGTGCTCCTCTAACGCTGCATCTTCAGCTTCGAACGTACGCTTTAACTCAGACCGCTTATCTCTAATCTTGATGTATGCCGCCGCCAACTTATCAATCGTTGGCCGCTCACTAACTTCATCTAACATTTCTAACCTCCAAAAAACACAGGGACACGAATCATAACACAACTTTAGACATTGTCAACACTTTCCGATAAAATTTCTTGACGGTACAAGCGAATTATTTCGGCGTGGTTTTTCATGTTACCGCGAAGCATCTGGTACAACCGACGCTCAATGTTGCTACCCATAATGTGCACTACAGTCATGTTGTTCTTTTGACCGGGCCTGTCTATACGGGCGTTAGCTTGTAAGTAAGTCTCCACACTTGTCACGGGAGCATACCAAACAATTGTGTTGGCGGCAGTTAGGGTTAGCCCGTGTGATGCCGCTTGAGGCTGAATTATCAGCACCCTAGTACTTTCCCTAGTTTGAAACCGTTGCACAATATCGCCGCGTTTGTTCACGGGTACAGCACCGTTGATTACCTCTGACACAATGTTGTTCTTGTCTAGGTACGCTTTGAGCATCTCGATGGTGTGCGAGAACGGTACGAACACCAACACTTTGTGACTGGATTCTTCGATGACTTCTAGTATTGCGGTAAGCCTGTTCTTTACATCAAACTCCACAACCTCTCGGTTGGTTGTGTACACAGCCCCGCCTGCGATTTGGAGCAGCTTGTTAACTTGTACAGCCGCGTTGATAGCTGTTATCTCTTCCCCGTCGGCTTCGATAAGCATTTCCTTACGGAGCTTCTCGTAGTACTTCATCTGTTGTGCGCTCATTGGGGCTTCTCGGTCAAGGTATGTGACCGGTGGTAAATCCAAGCACTGCGCTTTCTCGAACCGAATAGCTGGTTGCAGAACTTTGTGCACCACAGCCTTTGCTTCTTTACGGGGAATCCAACGATGCTCGCGGACCATAATCATCACTTGGTCTCTAAACAGACTAAAGAACTTGGGCACGTTGTCGGGGTTGATTAACTTTGCCAAGCCGTAAGCATCTGTTGGTGACTGCGCCGCTGGTGTACCTGTCAACATCCACAGACCCTTAACATGCTTGCCTATGTCGCGCATAGTTTTCCAGCGGTCGGTCTGAGCGTTCTTGTACGCCGATGCCTCGTCGATGACTACTAAGTCAAAGTCGCCTTTGATGATTTCATCCTTTACGATCTGCACCCCATCAAAGTTAATGATGACGTACTCGGCACCGGTTTGGATAATTTCTTTGCGTTTACGAGCGGAGCCGTAAGCTATTGATACTCGGCGGTGTAGTGCAAATTTGAAAAGGTCTGCTTGCCACGCTGACTGCATGATAGACAACGGGCACACAATCAAGACTCGCTTTATTGCACCACGCTTCATGAGGTAGTCGGTCGCCCATATAACTGAGGCCGTCTTACCTGTACCTTGCTCGTTGAAACAGAACGCTTTGCGTCGGGGCACCAAGAATTTGCATGTCTCTATTTGGTGCTGAAATGGGGTAAACCCATGTGGCCGTGGCCAATTGTATTCCTCTAACTTCATCTTATCTCCAAAATATGTGCCGGTCTTTCCCGGCTGTCTGTCAAATCATCCCCAAGAGATTCCCGAAAGATCAGGGTATTTGACTGGTGCGGTTATTGGGCAGTCATCGACCCGCGAACTCTGGCTATCACTCGCACCTTACTTCACCAAAATCATACGTTCTTCTTGACCGAACCATCCTTATTACGGGGGAACGATCGGTTGTTTTTGCTACTGACCACACGCAGGTTTTTCTTCCTATTTGTGCCGCCTTTTGATAGCGGCTTCTTGTGGTCGATGTCTTTACCTTCACGTTTGTCGGCTTTGCCGTTACCGTTCTCGTCGGCACCGGTTTGGTCCATAGCGTATCTAGCACGGGCACGGGCGTTACGGTTAGCGAACTCGTCTCTAGCCTTTTGCTGTTGATACTCTTTCTTGTAAGGGCGTGGTTTGTTCACGTAGGGCATACTAGCTCCTGTTATATTCACACTGCTTGACCGCACAGAATCGGCAAAGTGGGCCGTTAATGGCGTTCCAAACGTTATTTTCCATTGCAATATCTAGCCGTGCAAGCATTTGTTTTGGCTTTTTTAAGTACTCTTCAATACCGCTAGCCTCGTGTTCTGCCTTGAGAAACTCGTTGCTGACCACGAATAACAACCCAGACTTAATACGTTGTACTTCAGGGAAGTATTTAAATATTGCCGTAGCCACAAGGTCTAGCTGTGACGTATCCGCATACCTAGCGTTCTTTCCGGTCTTGTAGTCCACAGAATAAGCCAGCCCCTTTTCCTTGTTCACGATGACCAAGTCGGCGATGCCCCTCCACCAAACGTTCTTGGCAAAGAAGTCGCAGGGTTCCAAATCTTCTGTCAGCCCCATTTTCATTTCGCAATGCTTTTCGCCGGGGATGGCCTTCAGTTGCTCAAGTGGTGCTCGTAGGAAAGCAAACTTTTCAGGAATTGGCTCGTCGTCGCGGATAAACTTTTCTGCCGCTTCATGCACCAAGGTGCCGTAAAGCATAGCTTCAGTTTCGGGTTCCTTGACGTCCTTAGCCACCCGTGTGTGGTAGTACTTACGTGGGCACTGCTCAAAAGACTTGAGGCTACTAAAAGACCAAGCGACGCTCATTTTCGAACCTTTGATTCCATGTCGTTGATAGCTGTCAATGCTAATTTGGTCTCGACCATAGCAAGAAGCGCCGCCTCTTTAGCCCGATTAAAGTCCCGGTGCAACATGGCATCGTGCAGTTCTTTCAAAGCTTTCTCTGCCATCATGCAGGGATACGCGTAGTCAACCATGAGTTCTCCTTCAACAATCGCCATAACTTTTGCCATAGCCAGCTTCACAATTCAAAGGTAAATCGGACGCCCATTCGGGGCGTAGCTTCATACACATCTCGACGTATTCCAAGGCCCGGTCGGCCTCGTCTTTTGGTGCTACGCAAGCGATAGCATCGTGCACCGTCATGACTATTTTGTACTTCTTGGCTACAAATAACATCTGGTAGCCGATCACAATCCGAGCAAGTGCTTGGCAGACATTCTCGGTTACTTTACCGCCGTAGATGCGAGTGTCGATGATAGCGCGTCCGCGCTTTGTGTTGTAGACCATTTCGGTCTTACCATCGGTTTCTTTGTACCGCAGATTTGGATATTTGATATACAGGCCGTTGGGTAGCTTAATACCGTTTCTGCCATCAACCAAGAGTACATCGTCACGCCCAAAAGCGAACGATTGGTTGTTCATGATAGCTTCGAGGGCT